AATTATTCCAATCCACCTAGCATTAACGAATCTGTTGACTTGTTCGTTTCTGCTCGCCGCCAATCGCTTCTAGACTTAATACACGTTTTTGCCCCAACGATCCATTCCATTGTTTTCCAGATCTTGGGCTAACTCTTCGTCGGTCTTCTGGTTTCCGGATTGCTCCCAGCGTAGCATACTGCTCCCGCCGGATGTCAAATCCATTGCCAGTTCGTCGTAACTCTGTTGGTCGCGATTCATTCCCACCGTTTCTGCTACCGGTGGGGGCTTGTTCATCCCGATTTCGAGATACAGGTCTTCCAACATTTTTGTCGCTTTTCGAAGTTGAGCGTTCAGATCCGTTGACGGTTCTAGACTCTTTCCTTCCAAAACGGCTCGGACTTTCGGTTTTTCCAACAGACTTGTTGTTGCGCGTTGTACCTTGGCGATCATTCCATCTAGGAACACTTTGTACGCCTCCAGGTCTTTCCGCACGCTGTCCATCACCACCGGGTGAGCGTCTATTTGTTTTGCGACGCCCATCAGCATCACCAAAGTTGGTTCTAGCTGAGTCCTCATTTCTGCGGGAATTTCCTGCACTCGCTTTAAGTTGCATATTGTGTTTGTCATTTTGATATAAACGATCGTCCACGCTGCCACTACACGGTTGGGCATCCTCATCCAAAGTATCTTTATACGGATTAGGTTCCTCATCCCGGTTCAGTGTAAATTCAGCCCAAGGGTTAGTACAATCATCGAGTTTTAAACATAAGCCACGAAGAGTTTCCTCATCGAAGCCAGTTCTAGCGGCTATAACTCGAGTCATTAAGTCAACATCCTTCTCATCTTGGGGCCACGATCCTCCCTCAGTCAGCCAGTAAGGCTTTTCCCGATCCACTGTACGTCTTTTCTCACGTTGTTCCTTGGTTTCAGTATCACTCAATCCCTCATAATATCTAGTTACCATTCTAGCATAATGGCTAGTTATTGGCGTTATCCCATCAGTGACAAGATATCCGCTTAACCTATCCAAAGCTGCGGTGGCCAACGGTATATTGGGATCTCTTTGCGTCAGGTGTAACTTTCGCCATGTTCTCAGAGGATCTTGGAATGTCGTAGTGGTATTATAGGGATCCGGATAAACTCTAGCTAGAAAAGTTAAACCTTGATCAGGTTTAAACTTTTCAATTTTTATCTTCATACCCAAATCTTCAACCACTTTTAACATAGCCTTCTTATACATCTCATCAAACAGACTATCATCACCAAACGCAAGTCCAATTAACCTAAATGCCTCTCGCTCAGATAATTCAGGTTGCGTCATTCGAATAGCACAATACATAACAAAAGCATCAATCAAGGAGTTTCCATCACATGTAGTAGGGCTACCACTTTTGACGCCTACACCGGCATCATAGCGAAAACCAAACCGTTTCGCACGGGCCGGACAACTTATCAACATGTCCAGATACCCGGTCAATTCAGCCCTAAATTTTGGATGAAACCACCTCAAATAACAAGGATTAACGACATGTCTTTGAATCCATGCTGACACTGTGCCGTCCATATTTTCATAATCGGCTTCCATAGGTGTAAAAATAGACTTTACATATTCACAAACTTTCTCCGCTATTTGTTTCGGAGTCTTCCCAGGACAAAACCAATGGTCATTACTTTCATTATGTAAAACCTTATCCCTAAATGACAACGTAAATGAGGAAAACTTAGCTATGAATCTCATATCAGCAAATGATGAAATAATCCTTCCGGTTTTCAAACAGGGCTCATTTTTAACAAAAGCCTCAATCAATTTGCGACATGTCATATCAATAGTTTCCCAAATTTGTTTAACTGCCAAAGTTTGGGATGGTTTATTCAATTTCTCAGCCGTTTCTTCCATAGAATAAGGAGCACCTACGCCATTTTCCGGGGACACCAGCCGCACAAATTCTTGCGCAAAAGCTTGTGTTCTAGGACTTGGCGTCTTAG